TTAATCAGTGGGTTCAGGGTTCAAGTCCCTGGGGGTGCACCACTCCAGCCCCTCAATCGCAAGGTTGAGGGGCTGTTTTGTTGCCTGAGCCAGCAGCGCGAACTGCGTCAGGCTCGGCTCCGCGATGCCTCGCTCCCAGCGCGAGATCGTCGCCTGCGCGACTCCAATCAGGGGGGCGAGATCACGTGTGGTCATGCCGGCGGCGCGACGCATCTCGCCGATGCGTCCCGGCACCGTTGTGGTGTGCGACTGAAGCATTGTCATGTTTGCACTATACGTGCTTCGTGTGGCTCATTCCACGACACGCCGATGCAAATCCGCATCATGCGCGCCGTTATCGCGCTTGTATGTCTCACGCGATGCAAATTCGCATCACGTGAGACGAAGGGGCCGACATGGCTGAATGGCAGGGTATCGCTGAGGCGATCGCGAAGCTGGTACACGCGGGCGGGGACGTCGCGGACATCGGCGTTCTGATGAAGGCCGGCGCAGATGCGCCGATCTCGTACGCGGCAGTCACGGAGCTCGTGGGGGAGCCGGTCCTCGAGCACAAGGGCTGGCAGATCGTCGTGCTGCAGCGTGGGTGGGTCGTCGTCGGCGACGTGACCCGTGAGGGCGACGAGCTCATGATCCACGAGGCATCCGTGATCCGGAAGTGGGGCACGACGAAGGGCCTCGGTGAGCTCATCGACGGACCACTCGCCGACACGGTGCTCGACGCCGCCGGCACCGTCCGCGCGAACGTCCTCGGCGTCGTGCTCGCGATCGACGTCACGGCGTCGAAGTGGGCACGCTGACGGTCGAGCCGCGGCTGATCGGTTCCCTGGGCGATGACGCCCAGGGAACCCTTGGCAGTCGCGGCGACGGCTCCGGCTACGGCTACGGCTCCGGCTACGGCGACGGCTCCGGCTACGGCGACGGCTCCGGCTACGGCGACGGCTACGGCTCCGGCTACGGCTACGGCGACGGCTACGGCTCCGGCTGGTGATCGACATGGATACCGCTGGCACGCTCGTGCGCGAGCGCATGGCCTGGGAGCGGGACTTCACCCAGGTGCCGAACGTCTACGCCCGTGACAAGTCCCTGAGCTGGGTCGCCCGCGGCATCCTGCTCTGGCTGATGACCCAGGATCACGGGTACCGGGTCACCATGGCCGCGATCGAGGCTGCGAGCTGGAAGGAGGGCCGTGAGGCCGTCCGCTCAGCCGTCGCCGAGCTGGAGAAGGCCGGCTACCTGCACCGCCAGCAGAAGCGCGGCGCAGGTGGCCGGCTGGCCGGGTACACGTTCCATCTTCGTGACCCGTTCCAGCTGCCCGTGATGGGTGCTCCGCAGCTCCCGATCGGTGCCCTCCAGGCTGTGGATAACTCGCCTTCCACCGTCGACGGGTTCCCGTCATCTGGTGCTGTGGATAACTCCACCGGTAGACGGGGTGCCGTCGACGGTAAGCCGTCGACCAAGAAGAACACTAAAGAAAGAACATATAAAGACCCAGCGCAACCACAGCAGGCGCAGGGCGCACCTGTGGACAACTTCGGCGCGGTGCGCTGGGCATCCGACGAATGCCCGGCGTCGTGGCGGTCACCCCGCACGCACGAGCTCGGCCCGAAGTCCGGCGCGTGCATCCACTGCGGTGAGCGGCCGATCGTCAGGAGCGTGGGCTGATGGTCGACTTCATCGAGCCATGGATCGCGCTGCCGGTCGCCGTCGTCCTCGTTCTGCTCTGGATCACGCTGGAGGTGAGCGACTGATGAGCGCTGGCATCCCGGTGATGATCCACCTCAGCCGTGACACGTTCGTCGCGCTGGAGGCAGCGGCCAAGCGTCGCGGCATCCGGATGAGCGAGCTCATCGAAGCGGGCCTGGATCGCAGCATCCAGCCCAAGCCGATCTTGGTGAACGGCCAGGTGCCCTCGCCGAAGCGTGCCGCAGGCCGAGGCAACCGTCGCCTCGACGCTGCCGAGTGGGCTGAGTGCAAGCAGCTGAAGCAGGCCGGATGGACCGTGCCCGAGCTCGCCGTGAAGTACGGCTGCTCGTCGTCCGCGATCTACTTCCGCCTGAGGCGAGAGCAGTGATGAACCTGCCTCACGGCCCCGGCTCGTACGCCGACCCGGATGCCAGGCCCGAGCGATGGGGAGGACGCAAGGCGCAGGCCTACGTTGACCTCACGCTCCAGACCTACGGTGACCTGTGCATCAACTGCGGACTGCCCGGCTCGGACAGCGCGGACCACGTCATCCCGCGTGCGGACGGCGGCGCCGTGTACGACATCGACAACCTCGGGCCCAGCCACCGCCGCTGCAACTACAGCCGAGGCCGCAAGCCCCTGCGCCCCGTCGGCATCCCGGTCGAGAGCGGCATGGCGTTCTTTAAGCCCTGAGCAGCTGGACACCCACGCGCAGCCGCGTCCATTCTTTCCCGATCAGCCCAGAAAAAACCCGACACGAACGAAAGGAGCCGAGATGACCGAGAACACGTCCGGCCTCGCCGACTACCTCCCAGGCATGGAGCCGCCGGCGGCGTCCTCGGTCGTCTCCGCCGCCTACGAGAAGGCGATCATGCGGCTGCACGCCGACGGCGTCATCGGCGACGAGCACGCCGGTATCTGCGCGAGCATCATGGCCCTCGCCGCGATCGCCGACAACCCGATGACGAAGGCCTACGCCCGCAACGGCGCGCTCCAGGAAGCTCACGAGCAGATGCGCACCCTGCTCGACGCCGCCAGCAAGCAGGGCGACGCCGACTACGCGGCGTTCGAAGCGTGGATGGCGGAGAAGTGACCTGGTCCGGGTTCACCTACGCGACGCCGCGCGACCCGTCGAGGCCGACGCGCGGCGCGAAAATCGCCGAGCTCGCGCGCCTGCTCGGCTGGGAGCCGATGCCGTGGCAGCAGCACGTGTGGGACGTCGCGACCGAGCTCGACGAGCGCGGGAACTACGTCTACGAGAAGGTCTTCGTGACCGTGCCACGCCAGTCCGGCAAGACGACCCTGTTCGGCCCGGTCGAGCTCCAGCGCGCGGTCGAGTTCCCCGGCTGCAAGGTGTACTTCACCGCGCAGACCGGCGACGACGCCCGCACCCTGCTCAAGACCCTGATCTCGCGTGTCGAGTCGAGCCCGCTCAAGCGCTGGTTCGACGGCAAGCGCAGCGCCGCTCAGACCGGCATGGTCACCCCGCGCGGCTCGGAGATCTGGGCGTTCCCGCCCAAGCCTGAGAAGATCCACGGAAAGACCCCGCACCTCGTCGGCATCGACGAGATCTGGACCCTCGACGACGTCCAGTCCAAGGGGCTCATCACCGACGGCATCGAGCCCGCCCAGCGCACCCTGTTCGGCAAGCGCCAGATCTGGTACCTCTCGACCGCCGGGACCGCCGAGTCCACGTTCATGAAACGGCAGGTCGAGCGCGGCCGGCGCAGCGTCCTCGACCCTGGCAGCGACCCGAAGTTCGCGTACTTCGAAGCATCCCTGCCCGACGACGCCGACCCGTACGACCGCGAGGCGTTCGCCGCGTTCCACCCCGCGATCGGCTACACCCAGGACGTCGACGACCTGTTCGCGCTCGTCGACGGCACCGCCCCGCCCGAGGAACAGGTCGACCACTCGACCTGGCTCCGCGCCTACTGCAACCGCTGGACCGAGTCCCGCGACGTGCTGATCCCCGACTGGGACGACCTCGCCGACACCACACTCACCGCGCGCTGGGCCGACGTCGCGATCTCCTGGGAAGTCGCCCTCGACAACAGCATGGGCGCGATACTCGCCAGCTGGCGCGACGACGCCGGCAACCCGTGCACCCGCGTCGTGCACGCCGCCCCCAACACCCAGTGGATGGTAGACCTGATCGTCGACCTGCACGCCCGCCGACCGGCAGCGTTCGGCGCCGACAACGGCGGCGCAACCCGCCGCGTCACCGACGAAGTCGCCCGCCGCCTCGCCGACGCCGGATACCCGGATGCCGTGCGCACCCTCAACGGCATCGAGCGCGGCGTCGCCGACGAGACATGGCTCACCGCCGCCCGCGACGACAAGACCCTCATCCAGGACGGCTCCACGACCCTCGCGAACGGCGTCGCCCACATGGTCATGCGCCGCACCGGAGAAGTCACCAAGATCAGCCGCGCCGACTCCACCGGCCCCGTCGCCGGTCCCATCGCATCCGCCGTCGCGCTCTGGCTCTACGACCACCGCGAGATCGCCACCTGGACACCCATCACGAGCTACTGAGGACGCCATGACCATCTCTCTCGACTCCACCCAGATCAGCACCGTCGTGCTCTGCGACCGCTGCCCATGGTGGCGCGGATTCGCCGACTCCCGCGACGAAGGCTGGACCGTCGGTGCCGGGCACGAGCAGCGCGCGCACCCGCAGGATGACCAGGCGCGCAACGCTCTCGACCAGCGCAACTCGCGTGCTCGAAATTCGTGACACGCCGGTCTGACGCTTTCGGGTGTCAGGAGTCGGGTCGACCGTTCATGACGTGAACCAGCCGAAGCCCAGCATCCTCGCCCGAGCTCGTGAGTACCTCGCCCGCGAGTCCCACGGCGCCGGCGGCACCCTGCTCGGCGCGAGCGCCCTCACGATCAAGTCGCCGGAGGACTGGGCCGACAACAGCCACCTGATCCCCGTCGACCTCCAGAACCTGTTCGGCCTCGCCGACGCCTCCTGCATCCAGATCAGCCGGCGCACCGCGCTCGGCATGGACGTCGTCGCCAAGGGCCGGCGCGTGCTCGCGACGAACCTCGGCCGCATGAAGCTCGTCAACAAGAAGGCCGGCGTCCCCGCCCCGATCCAGATGAGCTACCTCCAGCAGCCCGAGGACGACCGCCCACTCTCGCAGACGCTCATCTGGACCGCCGACGCCCTGTACTTCTACCCGCGCACCTGGTGGATCGTCCAGCGCCGCGACGCCTACGGTTGGCCGGCATTCGGCGGCGTCAAGCTCCTCGACCGCAAGGACGCCGAGTTCGACGACGACGGCCGCGTCATCAAGGCCTGGGGCAAGGACGTCGACTCCCGCGACGTCATCACGTTCGACGCCCCCGACGGCGGCCTCCTGCACGACGGGCTCAAGACCCTGCGCCGTGCCGTCGTCCTCGACCGTGCCGCGTCCCTCGCCGAAGAGAACCCCGTGCCGTCCGTCGACATCCACAACGTCGGCAACGAGCGCCTGGAGGGGCAGCAGATCACCGAGCTGCTGGAGAGCTGGCGCGCAGCTCGCGCGAAGTACGGCGCCGGCTACTCCGACAAGTCGCTCGAGGTGAAGACCCTCGGCCTCGACAAGGAGCAGCTGCTCCTCGACGCGCAGAACCGGATGGACCTCAAGCTCGCCCGCCAGGTCGGCATCCCCGCCTGGGCCGCCGACGTCGCCCTGGAGGGCTCGACGCTGAACTACCAGAACCGCAGCTCGCGCGCCTGGGAGCTCATCGACCTGTACCTCGCGACGTACACGACCGCAATCGCCGACCGGCTCAGCATGAACGACTGCACCCCGATCGGCTGGACCACCGAGTTCGACGACTCCGTCCTCACCCGCCCCGACCAGAAGACCCGCTTCGAGACCTACAAGCTCGGCATCGACGCCGGCTTCATCGACCAGGCCTACATCGACGCCCAAGAAGGGCAGTCCCTGAAGGAGACCACCGCATGAACCCGTTCGAACAGCTCCGCGCGCGCCTGCGCATGATCGAGGCCAACGCGCAGCGCCCCGCCCGCTGGAACCTCGAACAGGGCGGCGGCATCGCCTCCCTGCACCTCTACGGTGTCGTCGGCGGATTCTGGGGCGACATCGTCGCATCCGACGTCGTCCGCGAGATCCGTGAGCTCGACGTCGCCACCCTGAACGTCTACATCAACAGCCCCGGCGGCGACGTCTTCGACGGCATCGCGATCCGCAACGCGATCCGCCAGAGCTCCGCCCACGTCGTCGCCCACGTCGACGGGCTCGCGGCATCCGCCGCCAGCTTCATCGCCTGCGCCGCCGACGAGCTCGTCATGGGCGAGAACGCCGAGCTCATGATCCACGACGCCTGGACAATCGTCCTCGGCAACGCCGACGAGCTGCGCACCGAAGCCGACAACCTCGACCGCATCAGCGACAACATCGCCGCCATGTACGCCGAGAAGGCCGGCGGCACCGCCGCCGCCTGGCGCGACGTCATGAAGGCCGAGACCTGGTACACCGCCGGCGAGGCCGTCGCCGCCGGCCTCGCCGACCGCGTCGAAGGCGACACCGCCGACGACGAGACCGAGCCCGCAGCATCCGCCCAGTTCGACCTGTCCATGTTCGCCCACGCCGGCCGCGCCGCGGCACCGGCACCCGTCCCCGTCGCCGCCATGGCGGCCACCCGAAAGGAAACCCGCATGAACCGTGAGCAGCTCGCAGCCGCCCTGGCCGCCGGCACGATCACCCAGGCGCAGCACGACGACGGCATCCGTGTCCTCGACGCCCTCGCCGCCGCCCCCACCCAGGCCGCAGCGCAGCCGCTCGCGCCCGCCGCCGGCGTCCCCGGCGAGCCCGTCGCCAACGAGTACGCCGCCGGGCCCACCGCCGTCGCGCAGCCCGCCGCGCAGACCCACGAGCGCCCCGTCACGCTCATGAGCATCGCGACCAACGCGGCCGAGCTCATCCAGCAGCGCGCCTCGATCCACGAGGTGACCGCGTCCATCAACAACGCGCTGACGAACGTCGTCCCCGCCAACGACGCCGGCGAAGGATTCCTGCACACCGACCGGATCGGCGAGGTCTGGCAGGCAGAGCCCGAGGGCCGCCCGCACATCGACGCTCTCGGCGGCCCCAAGCCGCTCACGAGCACGAAGATCGAGGGCTGGAAGTGGACCCTGCCCAAGCCCGTCCTGCAGGCGTACGCCGGCAACCTCGCCGAAGTGCCGACCGGGGCCTGGGCCACGCAGAAGGTCGAGGAGACCCCGACCCGCTGGGCCTTCGCCAACAAGGTCGACCGCATCTTCACCGACCTCGGCACCCCCGCCCTGATCGCATCGCTGCTCACGATGCTCCGCCGCGGACACGGCCCCGTGTCCGACAACGCCGTCGCCGCTGACCTCGTCGCCGCCGCGACCGCGCTGGGCGGCGCCGCCCCCGCGACGCTCATCGACGCGATCACCCGCACCTTCATCCAGCTCCGCAAGCTCGGCGCCGCACCCACCCAGTTCTGGATGGGCGAGACCGCGTTCACCGACTTCGCGAAGCTGAAGGTCAGCGACCTGCCCGCGTGGATCGCCAACGCCACCGGATTCGTGCAGCTCGACGGCAACACGTCGCTCGCCAACGTCTTCGACGTCGACGTCGACTTCCAGCTCGCCGCGCAGGGATTCCTCGCCCTCGACCGCCGCGCCGCGGACGTCTACGAGACCCCGACGTTCGAGGTCGAGGCCGTCGACGTCGCCCACGGCGGCGCCGACATCGGCGTCTTCACCTACGGCGGCACGTTCGTCAACGACGCCCGCGCCGTCGTCAAGGCCACCATCACCCCCGCGTAAGGAGCAGACCCGTGAACAACAACGGCTACCTCAAGGTCAAGATCGCCCAGATCGACGCGCAGCGCAAGACGCTCCAGGCCGAGCTCAAGCAGCTCGGAGAGCGCCGCAAGGCCTATGAAGCGCAGCTCGTCGACGAGCCTCAGCCCGAGACCCCCGGCTCGGACTGACCCCACAGTGCGCGCCGGGCGGCCGGCCCCGCCCGGCGCGCACACCCCCATGTAGAAACCTCACAATCCGGCAGGTGCCTAGCATACGTGTCAAGTTGTGGATCAAAACAATACTCAGCAACTCATTTATCGGAGGAATGAACGCATGGCCGATCCGACGTGGTACACCGCGACGAACGCCAAGAGCGACCTCGGCATCGCCGTCAGCGCCAAGCAGCTCGCCATGGCGCAGGAAGAGTGCCTCCGGTTCCGGGGACTCGCGCTCACCACGGCTGTGCCGCCGACCGAGTCGTTCGCGCAGGGAGTCGTCTACCAGGCCCTCGCCAACAAGCAGTCCTCCCAGGCCGCGCCGAACGACGAGACCGGCAACGAGACCAACAGCGTCCGCGTCTACCCGATGGACAAGAAGATCCAGGCCATGCTCATCATCCCCGACACCGACCCCGACGACACGACCCGCGACCGCGGCCGCGTCCGCTCCCTGATCGGCTGACCATGAGCGCCCGATCCGACCTCAAGACCCTCATCGCCGAGCACGCGCCCGCCACGTGGGAGCTCTACGGCTACCCGACCCAACTCGGCGTCCTCGACGACCCGAACAAGCCGATCGCGATCGTCATCGAGCAGCGCAACATCACCACCGGCGAGTTCCCGCCCGACGGCGAGAGCATCCCCGTCGTCGTCGAGATCGCCCTCTGGATCGTCGTCGACGCCACGACCGGCCGAGACCGCGACGAGCTCGAAGACGAGCTCGAACAGGCCACCGAGCAGATGATCCGCATCCTGCTCCCCATGCCCGAGAACGTGTGGGACGGCGCCGCCGAGCGCACGTCCTACGACGCCCAGAAGCCCGCCTACCAGTTCACCATCCGCGCCGCCGGCGCGCTCACCCAGGAGGTATGACCATGGGTATCCAGCCCAACACCGCCCGCGCCACGAAGCGCTGGAAAGCCCTCATCGGCACCGACGAGTACCAGGGCCACACATCGTCCATCGACTACAACCCCAACTACGGCGGCACCGTCTGGAAGGGCGGAGACGACAACACGATCGCTGACGTCACCCCCGGCGAACCGTCGCTCGCGCTCGTCATGGCGCAGGACACCGAGAACGAAGACTCGCTCTGGCGGTTCTTCCACGACGCGCCCACCGGCACCGCCGTGACGTTCATCTGGTACCCGCACTACGACGGCACGTTCGCCCTCCAGACGACGTTCAAGACGATCAAGCCGCCGATGAAGACCGACCGCACCGGCGGCATCCCCGAGATCACGCTGACACTGGCGTGCACCGAAGCCATCACGTACGACGACGCCGCGTAACCCGAGCGAACGACGATGCTCGACGTCCGCAAGTCTCGTGAGCTCCAGGCCACGATCCTCGCCCTGCGCCAAGCGCAGCGCGACATCCGCCTGGGCATCAACAAGACCGCGCGCGGCCGCATCGCCCCGCTCTGGAAAGCCGAGCTCAACGCGCGGGCCCGCACGACCCTCCAACGCGAGGTGATCGTCGCGGGCTCACGCGCCACGGCATCCGACCGCGGCGTCACCCTCTACGCCGCGACGAGCCGCCGGCCCCTCACCGGCGGCCTCGTCCCATCGTTCGAATGGGCCGGCGCCGAGTTCGGGGCCCGCACCCGCCGCATCGAGGTCACCCAGCGATCCCGCAAGGGCACCCGGTACACCCGCCCCCTCACCATCAACCGACAGTTCCCAGGAAGGCAGCAGGACGGCATGGTCGCATTCGACGCCGCCAGCGACACCGGCACCCAACTCGTCGCCCTCTGGGTACGCGAAGTCGTGGACGGCCTCAAAGCAGTCCCCGGCGTGGAGGTCGTGGGCTGATGCCAATCAAGATCGACTTCCTCTCCAACGTCCGCGACTTCATCCGCGGCACCGACGACGCCGAGAAAGCCCTCGACAACGTCGCCGACAGCCTCGACGACGTCTCCCGCGACGGCGACCGCTCACTCGACCGACTGGAGCGCAGCTTCAAGGAGCTCGCCGACCGCGCCAAAGACACCGCCCGCCAGACGAAGGACATCTCGAAGGCCACCCGCGACGTCGGCGAGGACGGCGCCCGCGATCTCCGCAAGGTCGGCGACGCCGCCGAAGAGGTCTCTGACGAGTTCAAGCAGAACCTCGGCGAGACATTCTCGTCGTTCCGAGGCGACCTCGCAGACCTGCCGCAGATCGCCCAGGACACCCTCGGCGGACTCGCCGGCAGCGGCGCGCTCGGCGGCATCGGAGGCCTCTTCCTCACCGCCGCCGGCGCCGCTGGCCTCGGCGCGCTGATCGCCGGCATCGACCAGCTGAACGAAGCAGCCGAGAGGAGCGAAGAGAAGGCCAACGAGCTCGCCGGCGCATACATCGAAGCCGGCTCGACCGTGCTCGACACCCTCACCCTCGCCTCCCGCGTGCAGTCCGTCCTCACCACCACGGAGACCCGCGAGGAAGCCGAGAAGCTCGTCGAGGTGCTCGGCATCGACCTGCCCACCGCCGCGCGGATCGTCGCCGGCGACACGAACGCTCTCGCGACCGCGCAAGCGCTGCTCGCCGACCAGTCCAGCGACCTCGCCGATCGCAAGAAGGAACTCACCGACGCGAGCTTCGCGCAGGCCGACGCGATCCTCGCGGAGGAACGAGAGCTCGACGGCATGTCGAAGGCCCTCGCCACCTACAACGACCGCAACAACACCGCCGCAGACCGCGCCCAGGCCGTCAGTGATGCCATCCGGGGCATGATCGGTGACGCTGGCACCGCGACCAAGGAAGTCGACGCGCTCGGCAACGAGCTCTACACGCTGCCCGACAAGTCCCAGTTCATCCTCGAGGCAGACACCGGCCTCGCGTCGACTGCGATCGACCGGTTCCAGGGCGATGTCGACGGCATCCCCGAGACCATCACCGTCACGCCCCAAGTCGACACCTCCGATGCGAGCAACCGCGTCGACCAGTTCAAAGGCGACCTGTCGACCGTGCCGAGCTCAGTACTCGTCGGCATGTACGTCGACACCTACCTCGAGGAGGCGCAGCGCAAGATGGACGGCTTCGTCACGAAGAACGACGGCCGCACGATCACCGTCAAAGGCCGGATCACCGTCGATAGCGGGTGGAACGGATGAGCACGACGATCAGCAGAACCACAGACGCTACGACCGTCGTACCCGATCTCGTGCTGAATGACTGGGAGAGCGACACCGAGCCGCAGACGATCGCACACCCGATCCTTGGCTCTTCCGACGTCGCGGTCACGCTTCGCCCCGCCCGCCTGATAACCGGACGTATGCGGATGCTGTTCAGCACCGCCGCGACCGCCGAGACAGCGCGCGCATTCCACACCGCCGCAGCGGTGTTTCACACCACGTCAGATCTCAGCTGGGTGCCAGCATCGTACGTTCCCCTACCCACGATCACTCTCACCCAGCAGCCAGGCAATCGCAGATGGGTACTCGTCGTCCCGTTCCAGGAGGTATCCCCGTGACCGAGGTCTCTGAGCACGTCTACACCGCCCGTGTGATGCCCGCGAACCGGGCTGTCAAGGTTCAGGGCGGGTCGATCACGCTGGATGCGTCCGCGATCCCGCACGTGACCGGGGAGCTGGTCCTGGTCGAGCGCGACACCTACGACTTCGACCCGCGCACCGGGGCGCGTCTGGAGGTCACCGCGGTCCGTGATGGCGGGGCCCCGCGGGTGTTCGATCTCGGCATCCGTGAGGTGTCCCCGAACCGTGCCGATGGCACGATGACGGTGAGGCTCGCGTCGGACGAGGCGCTGTTGCAGGACTTCGCGCAGCTCGACGGGGACGAGTTCATGCGCGGGGCGACGTCGTCTCTGCGCACGGTGATCGATCACGTCCTCGGCTACTTCGGTGCGGCGCTGGAGCCGGGCGGCCCGGATGCGGACGTGGCGGCGCGGTGGAAGTGCAACAACCGGGTGCTGAACCCGCGTGCGGAGGACACCTGGGGGTATGTCCTCGGGACGAATGCGAAGAACCTGAATACCGGCACCAACACGCCCTACCTCGGCGCCCGGTACGTCACCTGGACGTCCGTCGCGGCCGGTGACGCGAACCTCCTGATCTGGATCGATAACCCTGTCAAGCCGGGCGACATCCTCTCGGCGGAGGCACGGGTGCGCACCGGCACGGCGGGGCGGCCGATGAAGCTCACGCTCCGCTACCGGGACGCGGAGGGCAACACGATCCTGGAGTCGTCGGAGACCGTCGCCGCCGCGACCGGGACAGGCTGGACGCAGGTGGGCGTGTTCGGGTCCGGGGCGCCCGAGGGCGCGGTCACGGTGTCTCTGTTCGCGTCCGGTGTCGCGTCGGCGGTCGATCAGACGTTCGCGATCGACTTCCCCTCGCTCGTCGACGGGTTCGACCCGGTGACCCCGTTCCATGGCGAGATGCCCGATGACGCGGACTACGCCTACGTGTGGGCCGGTGGCGTCGATCGGAGCGTGAGCACCCGTGTCCCGTTCAACGAGCGCCGCCCCGAGACGCTCTCCTGGGGCGTCGGCGTGACCGCGATGGGGTTCCTGGAACCGCTGCTCAAGATGGGCGGTCTCCGGCTCGTGTGCGACGAGCAACGCCGGTGGACGACCCGCGACGAGACCTACGTCGAGGCCGGTGTGCAGGTCTGGTACGAGCGGGAGAACATCACGGACGGCTCCGAGACCCTCTCCCGTGAGGATGGGGCCTGGTTCGACGCGGCGGTGTACGAGTACACGTGGACCGACGAGGCCGGGGTCCAGCACACCCGCTACGACTCGTACGGCCTCACGGCGACGCCGGCCAAGGTCGCCCGGTTCCAGGTCGAGGGGCCGTTCCCCGGCCGGGGCCGCGCCGAGGCCATGGTGAAACGCGCTCAGGGACGGGGCCGGGTGCTGGCTGTGACCGGCATCCCGTCCTGGACCGAGCGCACCGACCAGGAGACTGCCGTGCGCCTCAACGTCTGGGAGCACGAGGGCATCGCATCCTCCGTCCGCTACAGCCTCGACGACGACACCGTCACCGTGACCGTCCGCACCGACGAGGTGGCGTGATGGTGACGACACTCAGCGCGGGTCGAGGCTGGCTCACCGACGAGGCGGCGGCGTCTATCGTGCGCATCGACGCCGCTCTCGGGCACCCGATGCAGATCACCGAGGCGGGCCGCACGTGGGCGCAGCAGAACGCCCACTACCAGGCGTACCTCCGGTATCTCGCCGGTGGCGCGTACGCGCCAATCGCCCTCTCACCGGACGCGCCGAGTATCCACCAGCTCGGCAACGCGATCGACACCGACGAAGGGCAGAAGCACGTCTCTCTGCTCGCCGAGCACGGCTGGATTCGCACGGTCTACCGGGCCGGAAAGCTCGTCGAGCCGTGGCACTTCGAATACTCGACCAGCAGAGACCACCACCTCGCCGCCCCGACCGGGAGCGGCGCAACCCCAGGAGACGATGACATGAGCACCCAGGACATCTATGACGCCCGCGACGGCGACGGCCGCAACATGCTCGACCTCGGCCGACAGATCAGGGACGACATCGCAGGACTCGCCCGCGAAGTCGCCGACGTGGGCGGCAAGGTCTGGCGCAACCCCCTCACCGACCCGACCACCGGCCGCGAGCTCCCCGCGAAAGAATTCCAGCGCTACGCGTTCGACCTCCACCGGAGCATCCTCCTCGAGGTCCGGGCCCTGAACGTCGCCGAGCTCACCAAGCTCACCGACGACCAGCTCGAGGCCTACGCCAACGCACTCGACGCCGAGATCGCCCGCCGCCGCTAGAACGAACGGACCTCCACCATGAACAAGACCGTCATCTTCATCACGTTCGTCGCCCTCGCCGCCGTCGGCCTCGCCGGCAGCGTCGCGCTGCTCATCCTGCGCCCTGAGGCCTCCCAGGACTTCACAACGCTGCTCATCACGGTGCTCGGCCTCGCGACCACCGCCGCCGGCACGTTCTACGCCCTCGGCAAGCAAGGCCAGGAGCTGGAGACGATCAAGCGCAACACCAACGGCACGCTGACGGCCAAAGACAACGAGATCGCGACGCTACGCGCCGCTCTGGCCGAGCACGCGCCCGAAGCATTCCGCAAGGTCGAGACTGCCAGCGTGCCGATACTCACCCGGGCCCAGGCCCGCGAGCAGCAGGAACAGCTACTCGCCTCGGATCAGCGGGCCGAGTGACGGCAGCAACTGGCGGATGCCGGTCAGGATGATCCCTGCACCGGCAGCGGCGGCGCCGACCTGGAGGCCTATGGCCGCCCAGGCGGATGCCGCCGCGATCGCCCCAGTATCGAAGCCGACAGGTGAGAACGTCGCGATCAGGAACACCACGAGCCCGAGCCCGGCGACCGCCCACGCGGCGATCTCAGCCCCTGTCACGGGCGCACCTCGCCGAGGCGCAGGACGCCCCGCATCCTCGCGCTCATTCGTCCGCAGCGGCTTGTCGAACGGCGTCAGCGCCGGTTTACGTTCAGTCATGCGTGCATCCTCTCAGAAGCCGGCAGCGGCCGCAGCGGCCCGCCGGATCGCGTCGTCCTCGACGCCGACGTAGATCTGCGTCGTCGAGATGTACGCGTGTCCCAGGAGCTCCTGCACGGCGCGCAAGTCCTTGCCGCCGAGGTTGTAGGCGCGCGTGCCGTAGCGGTGCCGCAACATGTGCGCAGTGACGCCTGGCGGCAGCGCCGCGCTGATGAGCTCACTCACACGGGCAGGGGAGAGGTGCCCGTCGATCTGGCCAGGGAAGAGGAAGCCGGTTTCCCGCTGGGCGAGCTCGTGCGCGAGCTCGTCACTGAGCGGTACCAGGCGCTGCTTGTCACCCTTGCCGTGCGCGACGAGTGACCAGCCGACGAGGTCGCGCATCAGGTCATGCGTGTGCACCTGGCAGATCTCGCGGCACCGCATGCCAGCACCGACGGCGAGGCGGATCATCAGGCGCGTGCGCTCGTCGCTCGTGCTCAGTCCTACGCGGACAGAGTGCTCAGGTGCCGGCCTCGCGACGCCACGGGGGGCCTTGATCGGCGGCAGGTGCCGTGCTGGGTTGTCCGACCATCCGCGCACGAGCTCGCCCCACGAGTAGAAGCCCCGCAGCGCCTGACGCGCTGTGCGCCTCGCTGACGCCCCCAGATCGTCGAGCGAGGCCATGTACCCGGTGAGCTGTTCGAACGTCGCAGGCCACGGCTCCGCGCCCGTCGCGCGGGCGAATCGGCGGAGCTGGTACGAGTGCTGGTAGATCGTCCCGTCCGACTTCCGCGCCGAGCGGAGATAGTCGAGGTAGGCGCTCAGCGGATCGAGCCAGCCTGGGGACACTGGTATTTCGGTCTTCACACCCGACGGTAGCGCGCGCAGTGAAGGCCGGCTCAC